GATGGATGCAAGAAACGGTCAAATTTCTATGAATACTAGCGATGCTCTAGGATTCGGACGTCAAGGAGGTTACACTCCCCCACCAACCACCAACACTGCTACAGAAGGTTCTTCCCTACCCTCAGGAGAAGTTAACCTGAACCAGATTATGGGTTTGATGAATAAGAAGTAATGGCAACAAGGATACAAAATAGATTCCCCATTGATACAAAACCAAGAGTTGCTGTCGGGGTGAGTATCCCTTTCAACGGCCCTGCTGTCTTTAATTCAACATATCAAACAAAAGATCAAATAAAATCAAACTTAGTTAACTACTTCATGACTAACAGAGGGGAACGAATTTTTAACCCTAGTTTTGGAGCAAATTTAAGAGCAACAGTTTTTGAACAGATCACAGCAAATAATATAGACGGTATAAAGTTAATGATATCTGCTGATTTAAAAAGGTTCTTCCCCCTAGTTACTGTGAACTCCTTAGACGTTTACGGGACAGAAGACCTTCACATAATCCAGATTACACTAAACTACAGTGTAATTAACTACGGTATAAATGATACACTAGAACTTACATTAACATAATGGCAATAAAGAGAGATATAAAATACATCAACAGGGACTTCTCGGATTTCAGAACTCGACTGATCGAGTTTGCACAAACCTACTTCCCTACAACCTATAATGACTTCACTCCTGCTTCACCCGGAATGATGTTTATGGAGATGTCTGCTTACGTAGGTGATGTACTATCCTTTTATCTAGACAATCAAATACAGGAAACATTTATACAATACGCTCAGCAGTCTAGAAACCTCTACGAACTTGCATACTTGTTAGGGTATAAACCAAAAACAACTGCAGCTGCTACTACAACCCTAGATGTTTATCAGCAAGTACCTGCAACAATTACCGGGACCCCGGATTGGGATTACACTCTACAGATACCTGAGAACACAGTCGTATCATCTCCTAATGCTAACTTTGCTTCTTTCCTAACTCAAAGGAAAGTTGATTTTAGTTTTTCAAGCAGTGTAGATCCAACTCAAGTTCAAATTTACCAAATAAACACCGGTACCTCATTACCAACCAGTTTCCTATTAAAGAAGCAAGTAAATGCTATATCTGCAACTATAAAATCAACGACCTACAGTTTCGGAACACCACAAGCCTTCAGTACTGTAGATCTACTCGATTCAAACATAATCGGAATATTGGATATAATAGACAGTGACGGTAATACTTGGTATGAAGTATCACACCTAGCTCAAGATAGTGTTTACGATTCTATCCGGAATAGCAATCCAAACAACCCCAACTATCAAGCTGATGACAACATTCCATACCTACTACAAACTAAGCAGGTTCAAAGAAGGTTTGCATCTCGTTTCTTAAACGAAACCACTCTCCAGCTACAGTTCGGATCCGGTACATCTGCAGATACAGATGAAGACATTGTACCAAACCCGGAGAACGTAGGATTAGGATTACCTTTTGAGCAAGACAAACTTACAGCAGCTTACTCACCTACAAACTTTATTTTCACTAATACTTACGGTATTGCCCCTTCAAACACTACTTTGACAGTTCGATATTTAGTAGGAGGAGGAGTTACTGCTAACGTACCTGAAAATACTTTAACTCAAGTAAATACTACTCTAGTAGCATTTAATAATGCATCTATAACTAACACCACCCTAGCAAATACAATCTTTAATTCTCTTGCTGTAAACAACTCAGTAGGTGCAACAGGAGGACAGGACGGTGACAGTATTGAGGAGATAAGACAGAATAGCTTATCAAACTTCCAGAATCAGTTAAGAACAGTTACAGTTGATGATTACGTGTTAAGAGCATTGAGCATTCCATCAATTTACGGAACTGTATCAAAAGCATACGCAACTCCGTTAAAAGCAGAAGATATAACAGTAGGTACTACTCCCGCTTCTGTTGCTCTGTACGTCGCTACATACGATAACAATAAGAAGTTAATTCCTGCTACAAGTATATTAAAACAGAATTTGCAAACTTACTTATCTCAATTTAGAGTAATAAACGACTCTGTAGAAATAAAGGATGCTTTTGTTGTAAACATAGGTGTAAATTTTGATGTTATAACCTACCCCAACTATAATAGCAGTCAAGTATTAAATAACTGCATCTCTCAACTTGCAGATTATTTCAATATTGATAAGTGGCAGATTAACGAACCGATCATACTTAAAGACCTTTACATACTACTTGATAAAGTAGAAGGAGTTCAAACAGTTAAGAATATAGAAATCGTAAACCTAACTACTGTCGATGGAAGTTATAGTGCGTATACCTACGATACTAAAGGAGCTACAGTTAATAACGTAGTGTACCCTTCTATCGATCCTATGATCTTTGAAGTTAAGTATCCAAACGTAGATATTAAAGGAAGAGTAGTTTCTCTTTAATTCCTATTTATAACAAATGGCAGTATACAAAATCTTCCCGGAGAAAGACGCTACCCTGTATAGTGAATACCCAAATGCAAATACGGGTATCGATGAAATCATTGAAGCTACTACCTCAACTGAAACAGATGGTGGTGAACCTGCCGCAAGTAGATTTTTAATTAAATTCAACCAGTCTGAAATTTTAGATGTTATAAACAATAAAGCAACTGGTTCTATTGCAGCATACTTAAAAGTATTTATAGCTAAAGTAGAAGGGTTAGGTCAAGAAACTATTCTATACAGCTACCCAGTATCAGGTTCATGGCAAAATGGAACCGGTAAGTATTTAGACAGCCCAGAAGTAACCAACGGAGTAAGTTGGAATTTTAGAACTTCATCCGGATCAGGAGCATGGCAGACGTCAAGCTTTACTTCCGGAGCAACTGCTTCTTTTTCAGCATCTAATCCCGGAGGAGGTAACTGGTATACAAGCTCACTATATGCTAAGAGTGCTTCTTATCAGTATAGGAGTAACTTTGACATTACTTTAGATACAACCAGCACAGTACTAGCTTGGTATAGCGGATCAATTCAAAATGATGGGTTTATTATTAAACAAGCCGATTCTGCTGAATTCTCAACAGATCTTACCAAGAGAGTACAATTTAAATACTTCTCAGTAGATACTAATACAATCTACCCACCCCAGCTAGAATTTAGATGGAACGACTACTACTACAATACAGGATCATCAACTCAAACAGTTATCACAGATCCAGATGTAGTTGCAACCCTACCCAACAATTCCGGAATATATTACCCAGAATCAATTCAAAGATTCAGAATTAATGCAAGACCGCAATTCCCACCTCGGGTATTTGTTACAGGTTCGCTCTATACTTTTAACTACTACCTGCCTACTGCTTCATACTGGTCTATTGTAGATTTAGATACAAATGAAGTTGTAATTGACTTCGATAGTACCTATACTAAGATTAGTGCTGATTCGACAAGTAACTATTTTGATGTGTATATGAACGGTTTAGAACCTGAAAGATATTACAAAATACTCTTTAAAACGATTATAGATGGCGCAACTAGGGTGTTAGATGAAAAATATTACTTTAAAGTAATCAATAGATAATGAGTGAAAAAATTACACTTTCAAAAAATGTATATAGTAAAACACAGTTTGAAAAGACTGTCGATACCTCTTTTTCACAATTAGTTCCAACAACACCAGAAACTACTGCTTCAAACATACCTTCTGTAGATGAATTCTTTACATACTACAGAGAGTTATTCTTTACTATACCTAAAGAAGGAGAGACTAACAGTCACCAATACTTAGTCGATACAAGCGGGGAGTATATAGGGAACACAGGCACTAGCGTAGAAATACAGGTTTTACTAGAAGAAATAGATAATTTAAGATCTCAAGTACTAACACAGCAAGAACTGCTACAAACCCTTAGATCTACTCAAGATACCTTAGCAAGAACAACCTCATGATAAAAACTAAAGTATTTCAGATTAATCCAACAACATTCGAAGATACTTCAATTTCTATTGAGGATGCTAGTCTAATCACCACCCAGCAGCTTGACGAACAGTTCGACACTAACAATAACCAAGTTGAACTTTACCTATATCTACCCCCTACCACACTAGTGGGGAGTTACTATAATTATTCTGGTTGGAAGACTTATCAAGACCCAGCATTACCAAGCACCGGTAAATTACAAGACCTCTACATTAATCCAGAGATAGACAGTGCATTAGCTGAAGTTTCTAATGGAGATGTGTATGCGATTTATAATTTTGTAAATAATGAATTACAATCTTCAATAGATCAACCTTTCTACATTAGTAGTATATCGAGTAATAGGACAGAAGTTCTAATTAAAACTAATAACTTACCGAACCAGGTTCTTGCACAACTACTTAATGAATTTATAGTAAAAAGGAATCAACTACCTTACTTTGGAGAATTCTATTTAAATTTCGGAAATAACCAAGAAGCGCTAGGTATTAACATTCAACTCGATACTACAGACCCAGCAAGTTATGGAGTACTAGTAAAACTATACGATCCTCTACCCAGCACCTACGATTTAAAATCTCAATGCTGGATTCAAACAAGAATTGCTGACCCAGTTGGATATAGAGTAAACTATACTACAATTGTAGAAATACCGGATAGTAGAATACAGTTAAGACAGCCTAATTTTAATCTTCCAGTCTTTAATAGACTTGGAAATTCAACCAATTACGAAAACTTAACCACTTTAAAAACTACATCAGTAACAGGATCTGTAAATCAAGTAGATTCTATTCTAGTTGAAAAAGGAGTAGAGTTAAACATAGACTACTCGGATTATAATAACTTTGTACATTTCTCTTCTGCAACTACTAGATTAGCCAACTTCTATTATAAAGCCGGTCTAATTGAAACATACCAGAATGATATAAACAGTCTGTTAACTACTCCAAGTACGGTAGCTAGATCAGAAAGTATTGCAACTAAACAAGCAGAAATATCAAAACTCATAACTCAATTTGACGGTTATGACTACTACCTGTATTACGAATCAAGTTCAACAGCTTGGCCAAAGACAAACAACACCCCACCGTTCTCTTTAGCAACCACCGGCAGTACCGCTGTACTAAACTGGGCAGGGTTAAACTTTGACGGTAGCCTTTCCGGTACCGGTCAATTTGCAACAGCTTCTTTATACGACAGTGAAAACCAAGATAACTTAGTAAATTCAATACCTGAGTACTTGGTAGAAGATTCTGAAAATGCACCGTACCAAGTCTTTTTAGAACTAGTAGGTCAGCATTTTGACACTCTTTATCTATATACAGATGCAATATCAGATAAATACAATGCTGATAATAGATTAGAGTATGGCGTTTCTAAAGACTTAATCGCAGACGTATTGAAGTCGTTTGGTATTAAAATCTATGAAAATAACTTCTCAACAAGCGATTTATACACCGGTCTTATAGGATTAACCCCATCTGGATCTACATTACTTCTTCCAGACATAACAACCATATTCCCTGTAACAGGATCAGGTATAGAATACATTACGACAATTGTTAGTGCATCAAACGATTTAGTTACGTTAGATGATCTTAATAAATCAATTTATAAAAGATTATACCACAACTTACCACTTCTTGTAAAAAAGAAAGGTACTCTCGCCGGTTTAGAATTATTAAGAACAATCTACGGAATACCGGATACTATCTTACGTATTCAAGAATTCGGAGGAAAAGATAAGGATGATGCTACCTGGGATCAATGGGAGAATACTTACAATTACGCTTTTGATACTAAGGGCGGTAGTAGCGTAAAAACTACATGGCAGATAAACTCTGCATGGAGTAGCAGTATACAATATCCTGATGCAGTAGCTTTACGAATTAGACCAGGAGAACTTCCTAGAAATGCTTCTCAGATACCTTATTCACAGAGTATCTGGAAAGGAGAAACCTTATCAGAAAAAGGCCATTTATTATTAACCTACACCGGACAAGGGTACATCTCAAGTTCATACAGTGCATCAGTTATAGATCCTTATTATCAGTATGCAAGGTTAGACTTTATACCTAACGACACCACCCCAACAGTTTCTGCATCAGTATACTTGCCATTCTTTAATGGAGATTGGTGGAGTATAATGTTTACAGGTAACAGTCCAAATACTCTGGTAGCAAAAAATTCAAACGGAAATAAGATAGGCTTTCAAGCTTCCTCCTCAGTGACTACTACTAGTGCTTGGGGAACTTATTACAGTTCTAGTTTTGCATCCGGAAGTACGTTTGCTGGATCTACCTACACTAACTTTACAGGATCTATTCAAGAGATTAGATACTATACCCCAGTACTAAATGATACTGCTTTTGATAGTTTTGTAATGAATCCTAGTTCAATACAAGGAAACACTTTTAATCAAAGCCCAGATCAGCTAGTCTTTAGAGCTGCTTTAGGAGGTGAACTTTATACAGGATCAACCTCAATACATCCAAAAGTTTCCGGTCAATGGCAAACTACTGCTTCATTTGCAAGTAACAGTAACTTCACAGTATCCGGCTCAGGTCAATTCGAACCTAACAGGGAAGTCTACTATTACAACCAAGTACCAGCCGGTATTAAGAATGCTATTACAAACAAAGTACGAATTGAAAATACAACACCGTACCAAGCCGTACTATCAAATCAAATATCAATCCAGCAAAACACTCCTATTAGTCAAAGCTATACCTCAGACGTAAACTATTTAGAGGTAGGTTTTTCTCCTAGTAATGAAATAAACGATGATATTAACTCTCAGTTAGGTTATTTTAATATCGGAGAGTATATTGGAGATCCTAGATTTATTTCAGAATCTAACTATAGATACCCAGATCTCAATGCGATTAGTGTAGAATACTTTAAAAAGTACACACAATCATATGACTTAGAAGATTATTTTAGATTAATTAAATTCTTTGATAATTCATTATTTAAGTTAATAAAAGACTTTATTCCTGCAAGAACAGGAGCTGCAACCGGTGCAATTGTTAAACAGCACTTACTAGAAAGGAACAGACAGAGACCTGCTCAAGTGAGTTATACTCAACCTGAATATACAGCCTCAGTAACATCTGTAGCAAGAGACTATCAAACAGGGTCTATAGGGGTTTTCACAGGCGGACCTGGAGGATCAGTTAACGCATTAACAAGTACATCGCAATCGTGGTCTTCTTCTATATTAACCCCGGAAGGGTTAGTCAACCAGATTAATTCATCGCAGTATGAATTCTTCAATGGAGAATATTCTGGATCTAGCATCCCTGCCAAGCCTATCTATGAATTAAACTTAGAACCGTTACTAAACAACGCAACCGGTAGTAGAATATCAACCTACTACCAGGACGTAGATTATAACCAAAATGCATTAAACCCAACTAACTTCTCAACTATAATAACAAATAGTGCCACCCGTGCTGCAGTACAGGATTCAAACTATTCTTCAGGAAGTGTTTGGGTTAATGCAAGATACGGCGGTTCTAGACTAAGTAGTAAGCTATACAATAGATATACTGCCGGAGATGTTTCTTACGGTAAAACTGCAGCTATTGATAATTACTCTAACTATATTGCACAATTTGACTGGATAGGAGGATCCAATCCTCAATACCCAGGAGGTGGTAATATTCACATTATCGGATTAATTCATATAGATGGAACAGTTATTGGATTAGATGGCAGTAACAGTAACTTAAATCTAGTTGAGCAAATCTTTAGACAAGGAGATTTAGCGACAGCTTACATATCTTCTTATAGTTCAAACCAATCAGTAGGTACATTAGAGATTGAAACCGGTGGAGCTTTATACGATACAATAATGTTTAAGTCCGGGTCAATAACCGCATTTGATGGATTATCTGTGAGTTATAGCTCATCCGGAACTAGCTACACTGATACCTATTTTATAACTGGAAGTTCAAATACTCTAACAGATAGTGGCTCTGGAAACGCCGGATGGTTATATGCTCTAATAACAGGATCCTCTCCCACAGCCGGCCCTGTACTTAGCTACTCTACTGGTTTCGGAAACGCTTTGCAAATTTTTAATAAAACTACAGGTCAGTTTGGAATAGGTGGATCTTCGATACCAGCAGTAGATACCTACTTCCCCTTACAGTATGGAGATTTTATTCGCTTTGGATATTCATCCGGAGGAGTAAATGATGTAGATTATTCATTTGAAGGAACAGCTTTATTTAGATTACAGAAAGCCCTTACAGGATCAGATTACAATGATAGTAGCTCTTTATTAGTACCCTCAAGTATAGTTACTTCTTTCCCATCAGTTCAAACTGATCAAAACTATAGAATATTTAGGAGAGTTCCAAACGAAACTTTTGTACTGGTTAAAAAGAAACCTATTTATGCAGGTGGTGGTTTATTAATACCCGCAAACTTCAATCCTAATTACAATCCTATCGATGTAGCTCGGAAAGCTGGCGTAACATTATAAAAGTTCATTAAATCATATATTTATAATAAAAATACCAAATGGCATATTTAAGCAATACAGCAGTCACAGTTGATGCAATCCTAACAAAAAAAGGTAGAGAGCTTCTTGCAAGAGGAGATGGCTCTTTTAGAATTACCCAATTTGCACTATCAGATGACGAAATTGATTACACTCTCTACAATCCAAGTCAACCTTCAGGTTCAGCTTTCTACGGAGAAGCAATTGAAAACATGCCCTTACTAGAAGCATTTCCTGATGAGACTCAAATCATGAAATACAAGCTTGTAACTCTACCCAGAGGTACTGCTAGGATGCCGGTATTGGATATTGGATATTCACAAATCACTATCAAACAAGGTGCAGGATTGGCAATCACTCCTCAGACTTTAAACTACTTGTCACAGACTGCATTATTTGAATCATCTGGATATACATTCACAATTTCGGATGTTAGGTTATTTACAACATTCAACGGTGTAGGAATTAATACTCCTGAGGTTCAAGCAGCAAATCAAACAACTACAATTGGTACTAACGTATCTAAGACTGTAATTGGAACTACATTAAACTTAAGTGCAACTACAGTTAATACCTTATTCGGATCAAATACCTCATTGTCTGCTACATTACAAGTAGTAGGAAGAGATTCAGGTGCAAGATTGCAAATACCAGTAACTGTCCTTAAAACAAACTAAAAGATAGACCATGTCATTTAAAAGATTAGATCCAGAAGATTTTCTCGTAAGTATAGATTCAGTAACAGCAACTGCTTGGTCTACAAACAGTCCAACGTTAACTACATTCTTTACATCTTCTACAACAAGTACTAACGACAGTTATTACAAGAACGTATATCAAACTGCATCAACCTTATCAGGATCTGCAGTACAGTTTGCAATTGCATACGGAAATAAAATAGGTTCAGGAAGTGCTAACTTTAACGACTTAGTACCCGGAGTAACTCCTACAAGAACTGTTTACGGTCAGTACCGCAACTTGGTTTACGGAAGTGAAACTGCAGAATTTATTTTCGGTACAGTAACCGGTTCTGATTTCTGGGCAATTAACGTAGATAGAGCAAGATATAAAGAGCATTTACTAAAAGGTACTTTTAACTTGCAAATTAAGAACGGTAGTTCAACTATTTCATTAACTGATAACTCTGGAATGGTATCAACCGATACTTACCTGGATTGTGGAAGAGTATATCAGATCATCTCAGGTTCAAACGGAACTGCTTTTTCTGGAACAGGATATTCTCCTTCTTCAGGATCTTACGGATTATTCTTACCCGATATTGCAACTATCATCCTAAACCCATTAGCATTATCACAATCAATTAATTTAGAACCTTCTAGATCAAACGATTCTGATGGATTAAATATTCAAAGATTATTTGCAGCTGTATCAGGAGCAGCCTCTTTCAAACTTAACAGTGAAGAAACAGTAACATCCGATTACGTATTCGTTAGAGCTAGAAATGCTGAATTTAACTACTCAGAAAATCCATCTTTCATTTCAGGATCAACCGGAGATGTTATCTACAGTGTATTCATTAACTCACCACAAACCTACATGACAACTGTTGGGTTTTATAATGATACTAACGACTTACTTGCTGTAGCTAAATTATCAAAACCATTAACAAAAGACTTCACAAAAGAATCTTTAGTAAGAGTTAAGCTTGACTTCTAAAATGAATGACTGCGTTCAAACAACTATTAGCATCTGACATAATCGTTTCACCCTTTGAGGTGAACAAAGCCTTCCGGTTCGCCGGTGCGGCTGCTTTGACTGGATCTAATGTTGGTATTGATAGATTTTTAGGACAGAACATTCAAGGGTTATTTGACCTAAGTGAAAGCACTACCGGACAGGTTACTTCTGAATATAAAAGATTAATCTATAGTTCTATTAAAGAACTCTATTATTCAAATTATATAAGTTCAAGCTACGGTGACCCTGTATCGGTTCCATACACTATACCAGGAACAACCCCAGCAGGTAACGTCTTAGTAGGACCAACTAGTTCTGCAGGAAGATTTGAAAACTACCTAGAGTCAACATTAGCTTATGAAAGATACTTTCCAACATCTTCTAGTGCTGTTATTGGAGTTGTATCAATACCAACAAAACTCTTCGGTGATAAAATTAAACCAGGTTCCTTCATAATAACATCCGATTCAGGAAGTATTAGTGATGACGGGAACGGTAATTTAATTTTTTCTTTAGACGGAGAATACTGTGGTAATATTATATACCAACACGGACTAGCAGTCTTAACTAAAGATAATTTTGGAGGAGGATCCTTATACGGATCAGGAACTTACGGAACAGCTTCTTATGGAGGCAGTACTAATCCATTTATAGAAAATATTATAGCCTCTAATAACATTACCTGTTCATTTAGTAGTTCATATGTAATTTACGAAACTCAATACAAATGCACTTTTGATCCTTCAGAGTTTAATTTCTCTTTAAACCCATCTTTAATCTCAGGATCAACAGAAGGAACAATTTATGATTTTGCAACAGGATCATACTTCAATCCATATATTACAACAGTCGGACTCTATAATGAAGCCCAAGACTTAATTGCGGTAGCAAAGTTAGCTAAACCACTACCAAGCAACAACGTAACAGATACAACAGTACTTATTAATATTGATAGATAAAATTTATGCCTAATTGGTTTTACGAAAATAAAGAAGTTACAGAAGAATATCAATTTGAAGACAAAGCAGTCGGATTTGTTTATATGATAACAAATATAGAGACTGGTAAGTTTTATATTGGTAGAAAAGTGTTTACTAACACCTTAACTAAAAAACTCACAAAGAAAGAAATTTCTGAACAGTCCGGCCCAGGAAGAAAGCCTACTAAGAAGAAAGTAAGCAAAGAATCAAACTGGAGAGAGTATTGGGGATCATGTAAACCATTACTTGCCGAAGTTAAGGAGATTGGTGAAGATAAATTTAAAAGGGAAATTTTAAAGTTGTGTTTCTCAAAAAAACAACTAACTTATTATGAAATTGCTTATCAATGCAAATATGATGTACTTGAAACAAATTCATACAACGACAACATTATGTCCAGAATTTTCCGAAAAGACTTGCACTTACCCGGTTAAGGTCGTATATTTAATTAATGGTAAATCATCTACTAGTAAGTCTAGTAAATAGTGTAATCGGGGCAGGTAAGCCGACATCTGGAGATAACTTCTCCTATAATTGTCCTTTCTGTAATCATTATAAACCAAAATTAGAGATCAATCTTAAAGAAAACGAGGAAGGCATTCACCATTGGCATTGCTGGGTATGCAACAAGAAAGGAAAGAAACTCGTTAGTCTTTTTAAGGCTGTATCTGCCCCAGACCATAAAATTCAAGAGCTTAAGAATTACGTTAAGATTTCTTATCAAGAAGAGCACGGAGTTAAAGTTGAAGCTCTAGCTTTACCTAAAGAATATAAAACACTTTCAGAAGCAGATACCTCCGACGTTGTAGTTCGTCAAGCACTTCGATACTTAAAAGAAAGAGGTTTAAACGTTACAGATATTAAGAGGTATAGCTTAGGATACTGTGAATCAGGTCGATACAAGGATATGATTATTATTCCTAGTTATGACGAGAATGGAACGTTAAACTACTTTGTAGGACGTAACTTCGGTCCTGGAGACATAAAATACAAGAATCCCCAAGCATCTAAGAATATTATTGGATTTGACCTTCTAATCAACTGGGATAGTCCAATCGTACTTTGTGAAGGTACTTTTGATGCAATGGCAATCAAACGTAATGCAATTCCATTATTAGGTAAGACATTACCGGAAAAGCTTATGAAAAAGATCGTATCTTCTAGTGTTAAACAAGTATTTATTGCTTTAGATAATGACGCATTAAAGCAGGCATTAGAGTACTGTCAAACCTTACTAAACCACGGA